GCCATGCCAAGACCCAAAGGATCGCCCAACAAGGCTACTGCGGAAGCAAGGGAAGCCATCGCTCGGCTCGTGGACGGTAACGCATACCGGCTCAACATCTGGCTGGACGAAATCTACCAAACGAAAGGCGCAGAGGCCGCATGGAAGTGCATGATGGATGTGGTTGAGTACCACGTCCCGAAACTTGCACGCATTGAGACGACCGGCAAGGACGGAGGCCCGCAAGAATGGGTCATACGGTGGGGCGAGCCGAAGTGAGGGAAGTGCTGCTGCCGTACAACCCACGGCACGCATTCATGCCTTTCCACAACCGTCGCCAACGCTGGGCCTGCCTTGTCGCCCATCGTCGCGCAGGTAAAACAGTCGCAGCCGTTAACGACATCATCCGCGCCGCCATCACCTACCAAGGCCAGCGGGGGCTGTTCGGCTACGTTGCCCCGTACCGCTCACAGGCCAAAGCCGTGGCATGGCAATACTTCCAAGAGTTCGCCGCCCCGATCACCGAAACAAAGAACGAACAGGAACTGACGCTGACGCTGATGAACGGCAGCCAGATACGCCTGTTCGGCGCTGACAACGCAGATGCGATGCGCGGCCTCGGGTTTGACGGGCTGTACCTTGACGAATACGGCGACTTCCGGCCCAGCGTGTTTGGCAACGTCTTGAGGCCGAGTTTGAGCGACAAGCAGGGTTGGTGCGTATTTGGGGGCACGCCCAAAGGGAAAAACGCCTTTTGGGAAATCTACGAAACGGCCCAGCGCCTGCCAAGCGATTGGTTCTTGCTACGCCTGCCCGCCTCTACTTCTGGTTTGCTCCCACCGGGCGAACTTGCTGCCGCCCGGGCGCAGTTGGCCGAGGATCAATACTTGCAAGAGTACGAGTGCAGTTTCGAGGCAGCCATCCAAGGCGCGTTCTTTGGCAAAGAGATGCGCGAGGCGCAGGATCAAGGCCGCATCTGCCATGTCCCGCACGACACCGGACTGCCTGTGTTTACGGCATGGGACTTGGGTTACCGCGACGATACGGCGGTGTGGTTTTACCAACTTGGGCGCGGGGAAATCCGCGTCATCGACTTTTACGCCGTGAGCGGCGAGGACATCCATGACATCGCTGCCGTGGTTACGGGCAAGCCGTACAAGTACGCTCGACACTACCTACCGCACGACGCCCGGGCCAAGAGCCTGCAGACAGGCAAGAGCATCGTGGAGCAGTTGGCCGCCCATCTGGACATCGCCAAACTGGCCGTGGTGCCCGACATCGGCGTGCAAAGTGGCATCCAAGCGGTTCGGTTGATCCTGCCGCAAGTGTGGTTTGACGCAGAACGCTGCCGCGAGGGCATTGAGGCGCTGCGACAGTATCAGCGCGAATTCGATGAGGATAAGAAGGCATACCGCCAATCCCCGCGCCACGACTGGACATCACACCCTAGTGACGCTTTCCGTATGCTTGCGGTATCATACGCCGAGCAGGCTGACAAGACCCCGACTTTGGAGCCAAAGCCGCTCATGGTCGGGCCGGGCAATACAGTGACGCTCAACGATATGTGGGCAGTGCATGACCGCACGGTGAGCAGGAGGGCAAGGATATGACGGCGATTAGTCCAGTGCGCAACAACTACGTTGCAGTGGCCGCAACCTCTACGACGACGTTTGCTGCTGCGGGCGCATACATCCACAGCGTCGTGGTCAACGTCGCCAGCAACACCGAGGCGACTGTTGTAGTGAGTGACAACGGTACCGAACTGGTACGCATCCCCGCTACGCAGGCTGCTGGCGTGTATGTGATTCCGCTTGAGGTGGCGAGCAAGGGCGCAATCACCGCCACCTGCTCGGGTAACTCTAACTGCCGCGTTGTCGGCCTGTTCAGCACCTACACATGAGCAAGCCCGGTTTATATGCTGCAATTCTCGCCAAGCAGGAGCGCATCAAGGCTGGCTCTGGTGAGCGTATGCGTAAACCGGGTGAGGCTGGTGCGCCTACTGCAAAGGCGTTTCGTGAGTCTGCAAAGACCGCAAAACCCGAGAAGAAGGGTTACTGATGGACGCAATGGTGCAACCGAAACTTGACCGTTACCTGCGCATCATCGGACAGTACGACAGCGAGTTTGCGAAGTGGGCGGCGCGTACTAAAAAGATCATCAAGCGGTACCGTGACGACACGCGTGGGCAGACGCTAACGGAAAGCGCCAAGTTCAATATCCTGTGGTCAAACGTGCAGACGCTGAAGCCTGCCGTGTACGCCAAACTGCCGAAAGCCGACATTAGCCGCCGCTTTGGCGACAACGATCCCGTGGGCCGCGTAGCCTCGCAGTTGATCGAACGCGCCATTGACTTTGAAATTGAGCATTACCCCGACTACCGCGCAACGATGAACCATTGCGTCGAGGATCGGTTCCTCGGCGGTCGTGGTACGGCATGGCTGCGATACGAGCCGCATACCGCCCCCATCGGGCTTGGCGATGATGGCGTCAGCATCACGCCGAACATTGAGCAGGGCGAGGGCGCCCCGCCTCCAATGGAGAAAATCGAATACGAGTGCGCCCCCGTGGATTACGTCCATTGGCGCGATTTTGGGCACAGCACGGCGCGGACGTGGGAAGAAGTCTCTTGCGTATGGCGCTGGGTGTACATGACCCGTGAGGCGCTTGCAGAACGTTTTGGCGATGAAGTCGCCCGCAAGATACCGCTTGACCAAGGCCCAGAGCCGCTCAACGCGTACAACGAAAATAAGCGCCTATACAACCGCGCCAAGATTTGCGAGTTGTGGGACAAGGAAACCGAAAAGGTCTATTGGTTCAGCAAGGGGATGCCCGAGATCATCGACGAACGCGATGACCCACTCGGCGTTGAAGGCTTTTTCCCGTGCCCCAAACCGCTGTACGCGACGACGACAAGCGACACGCTGGTACCCGTCGCAGACTTTGTGCTGTACCAAGATCAGGCGATGGAGTTGGACATTCTGTCTGACCGCATTGACGGCCTTGTGAAGTCGCTGCGTGTGCGCGGCGTGTACGACGCCAGCCAACCGGCACTGCAACGCCTGATGACCGAGGGTGACAACAATGCGCTTATTCCAGTCGATAAGTGGATGGCTTTTAGCGAGAAGGGCGGCCTTAAAGGCAGCATTGACCTTCTCCCGCTCGACACGCTCGCTAACGCCCTCCTCAACTGCTACCGCGCCCGAGAGGACATCAAGAGCCAAATCTACGAAATCACGGGCATCAGCGACATTATCCGAGGCGCGTCGTATGCCAGCGAAACCGCGACCGCGCAGCAAATTAAAGGACAGTACGCCGGACTGAGGCTGCGGTCGATGCAGGAGGATGTGGCCCTCTTTGCGTCAGAGTTGATCCGGTTGAAGGCACAGGTGATGTGTACCAAGTACCAGCCCGAAACCATCCTCGCCTACGCTGCGGCCCAGCAGATGACGCCGGCCGATCAGCAGTTGATCCCGCAGGCGTTGGAACTGCTCCGTGACAAGCCGTTGCGCAACTTCCGCGTGGACATCGCCGCTGACAGCCTTGTGATGCTGGACGAAAACCAGAACAAGCAAGACCGTATGCAGTTCCTGCAGGCGTTTGGCGGGTTCCTCGCCCAAGCGTTGCCGGTGGGTCAGGCCAGCCCGCAGATGGTGCCCATGATGATGGAACTGCTGCGCTTTGGGATGCAGGCGTTCAAGGCTGCACGCCCAATTGAGGGCCAGATTGACGCCACGCTGCAGCAACTCCAGCAGGCCGCTCAACAGCAGCAGCCGAACGAAGAAGCGCAAGGCAAGCAGGCCGAACTGCAGCAAAAGGGGCAGGTTGAGCAGAGCCGTATGCAAATGGAGTCAGCACTACAGCAGGCCAAACTCCAGCAGCAGATGCAGATGGAACAACTTAAGAACCAGACGAAACTGCAGATGGAGCAGCAAAAGCAGCAGTTTGAAGCGCAATTGGAGGCCATGCGCCTACAGAGCGATCAAGCCGCCGCCAAGTACAAGGCCGACATGGACGCCCAGACGCGGCTGATCATTGCGCAGATGAACAAGGCCACGGTGCCGTTAAGTCAATGAAGCGAACCTACGTTTTAGTTGACGGCGAGTTTGTGGAGCGCAAGCGCGACTCCAAGGGCCGCTATCACTACGTCATGCCCGACATCCAGCCCTACCGGTCGATGATCGACGGCAAGATGGTCAGCAGCCGATCCGAACACAGACGCCACCTCAAGGCCAACAACTGCATTGAGGTAGGCAACGACGACCCCGCCAAGCACATTGCCAAGCCAAAGGTGGATGAAAGCCGCTTTGAGCGTTTGAAGTATGAGGTCAACAATCGCCTCACCAACGCCCAAGCCGACGCAATCATCCGCAAACTGCGGGAACACGCCAATTTCACCAATCCCCACAGGAGAGGATAAATGGACGACAACAACACCGCAGTAGACGTAGAACGCACCGAGCAACCCGAGGTTGACCGTCGTGCAATTCTGGAACAAGGCTTTGAGGCTGCCGAAAAAGGCGAGCCGGTAGAGGCGTCGGGCCGCGACGACCGTGGCCGCTTTGCCCCGAAGGCAGAGGAACCGCCGCAGGAGGCAGAACCGCCTGTATGGCGTCGTCCTCCAGCATCGTGGAGAAAGGACTTCCACGACGTTTGGCAGAAAGCCGACCCCAAGATGCAGGAATACGCATGGCAGCGCGAAGAACAGATGCGTGCCGGCGTGGAACCGTTGCTTGCAAAGGCGCAGTTTGCCGACACGATGCAGGAGGCCATTGAGCCGTACTTGCCGACCATTCAAGGCATGGGGTTGACGCCCGAAAAGGCCGTGTCTGCGTTGATGCAGGCCGACTACACGTTGCGTACCGCACCGCCGCAGCAGAAAATGCAGTTGTTTGCGCAGTTGGCGCAGTCCTATGGCATCAATTTGGGTGCAATGGGCGCAAATCCGCAGGCTGCCCCGCAAAACAGCGTTGATCCGCTGGTGTGGCAGTTGCAAAACGAACTCAACAACGTCCGTGGCGAGGTCATGGGCTGGAAACAGCAGCAAGAAATGCAGCAAAACCAGCAGTTGTTGGGCGAGATTAACCAGTTTTCTTTAAAAGCAGATCATTTTGAAGAAGCCCGGCCAACCATGATCCAACTCCTACAGAGTGGCATGGCAGAAACTTTAGAGCAGGCTTACGACAAGGCGATCCGTCTTAACCCTGACCTGTTTGAGCAAGTGAGCAAGGCCCAACAGGCCGAGCAAGCCGCAAAACAGGCTAAGGAGTACAACCGGGCAGCGAAAGCGGCCCGTGCAGCAGCGGTGAGTGTCAGAAGCGC